GCTCTTCTTCAACAATTTTTCTAGCAGTTCTTGTAGCGCCAGCAGATAAGAAAGATGGAGTTCCATTCCCTGAATTTAAATGCGGGGGTATGGAATCGTAAACGAAATCATCGAACTCTTGCTCTGTCATATCAGACCGAAGTTCCAGAAACGTATAAGTTCCGTCACTAAACTCAATCTTTGCAACATTGTTTTCAATATCAACTACAGTATATTCCATTTTACCATTTTCCCATTGGGCATTTAGCCGATTGTATTTTTGCTTTTAAAGGTATTATGCACATACATTTCTTGCATTGCTTGATAGAAGCTCTGAACCATTCGCAAGATTTGCATATACTATACCTATCTTCAGGCGTCATACTGTATTGCCTTGAACTGTACCATTGTTAGTAAAAGTGCAATTTGCAGAACCGTTTAGATAATTTCCAGCAGAACCACCAGCAGACCCGCTAGTTTGATTTCCATTCCCACCAGACGAACCAGCATTACCATAGCTCCCGCCAGTCCCTCCAGTACCCGCGTTTGTGCCACCGCCAGAACCAGAACTAGCAGACTGATTATAACCCTCACCTACCCCGCCAGCGCCGCCATTAGAATAAGCGGTCTGGGTTCTGGAACACTGAGTACAACGATTGTCGTCTCCAACGCCCTGACAGTTACCAGTGCAATACGCACCACTTCCATAGTTTTGAACGCATTTATTATTCAAATATTGTGTTGAACAGGTCTGCGGAAACTGATTTGAAGCACCCAAGGCTTGCGCGTATGAATAAGAACCATTACCACCAGTTCCACCGCCACCACCGCCAGAGCGAACAGTGCCGTTGTTGATGAACGTGCAAGTAACATCAGCCTCAAAGGCGTCTCCGCCCGCAGCTCCAACCCCGCCTCCGGCTCCAGACAAAGTGCCGTTATTAGTAATCGTAATTGTGCCAGAACCTCCAGCATCAATTTGCAATGCTTCTTGAGAAACGCTAGTGGCGCCAAGCTCAACACCGCTATCAATTACAATGTTTTTAGGGTAATTAACTGAATAATCAGTCCCAAAAATAGCTGATGCGTCTTGGTCTGTCGCTCCGGCAGAATAAGTTTTTGTAAAGCTTTTAGCACTTCCATAAAAATCAGAAAAGTCTACAACACCAGACGTAGGAACAGAAGCAGCGTCATTGACAGCAGTATTATCAGTGGCAAGTTTACGGATGTTAGAGCCGCCTCTATACAAGTCGCCAAAAGATATAGCGGCACTACCGCCGACAAATTCGGTTCTTAAATCACCAAGAGAAATTGTTCCTGTAGCAGTAATAGTCATAATTCACTCCTTATGGGGTGCCGTATGCTGTAATATTATCCGCAGATACAATCGCGCCAGAAGATGCAACCTTCATAACAGTTGTGCCATTATATTTAAATAACAGGTCATTGTCGCCGCTGTCATACTCAACCGCCCACTTGGATGTATCGCCATTTGCACCAGCAAACAAAATAGCGTTATTATTGGTGTCCAAGTTGCCACCTAACTGAGGGGTGGTGTCCCCAACCAAGTCGGCTGGTAACTGGCGAACCTGTGCGCCTGAACCAGCTCCATCAGCATAAATCCAAGCAGAAGCTCCGGCAGAAATAGACACATTTCCGCCCGTGCCTTGAGTGAAAGTAGCTGTTTGGCTGGTTGTGTTGTTGACCAAGTACACCTTTGCCGCATCATTCGGAGAGATTGTGATTGTGTTTGTTCCAGAAGGAGTGCCGCCAAGTAGCAAAACCTTATACATACCATCGGACAAAGTGCCGTCTGTGGTTGTTATAGTATGCGTTGTTCCAGAAAGAGTAATCGCGCCAACACCGTTGATAGCTCGGTCAATAATATCAAAGTTTGTGTTGGTAGTCGCGCCCCAAGTGCCCGACTGCTCACCAGTTCCCGGCTTTTCTATGCCAGTATTTGAAGTATAGGTACTTGCCATTATGCAGCTTCCTCAGTCCATGTTGCGTTTTGGGACGGGACAATTCGACCCCACAAAATTACAGTTGATATATTACCTGACGCCGCTACTCCCGTCAATGACAGCAAGGAATCACCAGTTACTGTCTCTTGTCCAACAGAAGATGTTATGGGGAACCCAGTTGCTCTAAACGTATAGCTAATGAAAGTGGTTTCATCGCCAAGAGAGGCTGTCATTCCGGGAACGCCATTTACAGGCGCTCCAGTGTCGGTTTCAACGTTCTCATCACCAACAACAGTTGAGCCAGATACACCCGTAAGCGTAAAGTTGCATGTCCCTACAACAGATTCATCACCAAGGCCAATGGCGCCGACCATGCCATCTTCGCCAACAATCGCTCCTGCGCCAACTAGCACGGACTCAAGTAGTGTGTTGGCCTCTGCCCCGGTTGGAGAAACTCCAGCCGAAGCACTTATTGACACACTGCCAACAGCGCCAGATGCAGAGGCTAGAGTTACAGGAAGAAGCTGACCGACATCGGCAAATACACCGCCGCCATAAACAAACTCGCCCCAGCCATTTGAGCCCCAACCAGTAAGGCTTTGGACTTCACCCTCAACGCCAGTAACGTCAACATTAGCTGGTATGCTAATACTGACGCTACCAAGGTGAACTTGATTGTAAAAACTACCCGGTTGCGTGTTCGCACTTTGAAAGCCTGAAGCTGTCCCAAGGGATAAAGTGCCGGAGACACCAGTTAGCGTTAGGTCAAGGTCTTGAAACCCGCCCCAGAAACCAGAACTCCACGCACCATCACTCCAGCCGCTATTAGCCATAACAGCTACCTTTAGGCGATACGAATAATCGCGCTAGATGCGTTTGCAGTAGGGAACTGAATTGTAAACGAACCAGATGTTGATGCTTTATCGCTACCAAAGTCTAAAGCAGCAACCGCAGCGTTTGTTGCGCTTGAATTATAAATCAAGGCGCCGCGAGCTGTAATTGTCGCAGTTGAAAAGGTTAAGTCAGCAAAATCTGTGAACGCGGTTGTGCCTGAAGAGGTAGGGGTGACGTTTGTTAATGTACCACCGCCAGTAGCATAAGAACCGCTTGACGCAACTTCACCAGTTGTAGTGAAGGCAGTTGTTGACGCGCCTAATGTGGCTGTAGTGCTGGATTTGCCGCCAGAGCCAACTGCGTATAAGGCAAGCTTAAAGGTGTTGCCAGTTGAGTTTGTAAAATTATGCGTACCTGTCAGAAGCTGAGTCTTAAACGAGGTGCACATTGCCTGAGTAATAGCCATTTATATTCTCCTAACAAGGTCAGCCATTTCATTTTGTCCGGCTTTCGCCATCTTCCTAGCGATTGTAGCACGTTCTTCGCGTCTTGCCAATTCTATGTAGTGCAGGACAACACTTCTGATATTTTCTTTAAAAGCATTTGCTTGCTCTTTTATTGCTGGCGGCGCTGTATCTGACACCCGCAATATTTTATCCATAGCCAACTCAGCTATTTGTTCATTGTTAAGACCGCCCTCATCTGAGGTCATAACATTAACAGTAGCAACTTGTATCCCTGACTCTACACTAACCATTATCTTCCTCCTTTTTGTATGAAACACCCTCTATATCATGCCTGCCAATTAAAACAGGCTCTCTTCCATCAAGGGGCTCTGGCGCAGATAACCCGTTCTCTTCCTCAATATCAGATATTTTTGACCTTTTAGCTATAACAAGCTGACCGTCAACAACCCTTTGAACAAGTGGGTCATCTAGTCGGTGGTACCCATATATTTTCTCATCTTCAGGGACATCTGTATCTAAAAGGCCAGACCGCGGAGCGACCTGTATGCCTATGCCTCTAGCTAAAGCCATAGCGCACCAGAATTCTACACAAGAACGTCCAGCTTCTGCAAAATGTAGGTTTTGCTTGTAGCTAAAATCCACGCCATACATGTGTATTTTAGCCACCTGATGAGCAACAGCAAATGCTACCGCGTAAGCTACCGTATTATTAAAATAACTAAAACTGGTGGCGGTTATAACTTCCTCAAGAGGATATTCAACAATTTCTGGAACGCGCTCATCCAAAACACAGGAGTATATTGGGCCTTTTTCTTTCGTCTCAAGCAAGAACTCTTTTGCAATTCCTGTTTGCGTACCCGCCTTCACATCATCCAAAAATCTGGAAGCTGGGTCCATCATAAATGTACGGTCAACATGAAATATGCCGCCAATACAGTTTATACCCCATATCTCATCAAAGTGTTGAGAATTCATCCGCGCAAGAACAAAGTCGGCAAAACTGCCGCCAAGCGCAACTATGGCAATTGTTTTGCCCTTCAATCCTTCATCTAACATAAACCCTCCTTATGTTTGTTTTATTCTAACAAGCCCCTGTCTGTAAGCATCATTATTTTCACGCCCTTCACCATAATTCTTCAATCTTGAAATAGACTCAGCAAAACGCGCTTCATACGCCTGCATCATGTCAGCTTCGCCCTTCATAAAGGTATACGCCTCCACCAAACACCCGTACAAAAGACAGTCAGGAGCATTGTCACCAAGCCAAGACGTTCCCGCGCTTCCAGTTATGGACGCCGGGCGATAATAATAATGTAACTCAACAGCATAGCTATCATCTGGAGTAGGTGCTATCAAGAAGTTTTCTACATCAAATTGAGCATAATATTTCGGTAAACCAGTTGCGCTGCTATCTGGGGCGTATTCTTGCAAAAAGTTCACATCCTTTTGAAGCAAAAAGTCCTGGTCGCCGTTGCTTTTTGTGTATGAGAGCGAAAAAGAAGAAAGAAAGTCAGAAGGACAAGAAAGAAATTTATTGCCAACAGTCATATTCGCGGCGGCATTTTTTCTAAATAAGTCAAGGTCAACAAGCTTGAGAATGCGCTCTTCTGTATTGCGAATAATGTTGTCTAAATTATTCACAAAAGTTGTTTCGCTGTTTTCAGTGTAATCCTGAATAGCTTGCTTTAATGTCGTTAATGTATAACTCATACTACCACCGTAACTGTACCAATCGAGCCTGTCAGCTCAAATGTATCAAGCTCCTTACCAATTATTCCATTACCAACATTTGTATATACAATAAACGCTCTATCGTCATTGCCATTTGCAGCCGGGTCTGGGCGCGGGTCACGCAAAGCTTCCGCGTCAGTTGGATGCCTGTTCGGCTCTAACTGAGGGTGCTTTGGCTCCCATTCATCCTTGCCAACAAGAAAACCTGTCCACTCTTTCCGCATATCCTTTAAACGATAACGAAATCCAGAGCGGTCAGATATCCCATAAGCGTATTTACCAGCCGCGTACTTAGGCATTATGACACCCTATAGAAACTTAAGCTAGGCGCGACATTAAATGAAGCCCTGTCCCTATCTTCTGTTAACGCTCTATCCAGCTCTTCTTCATATACAGCTTTCAGCATTTGAATGCGGTCTGGAGCTCTCTTAATAGAGAGATAGTAAGCAAGACCAGCAGCCAAGCATGGATAGAATCGGAAAGGAACATCAATTGTGTTTGTAAATGTGTCCGCGTCATCAATACGGGTCAAAGCATCATAATAAATAACATCTGTGCTATTATTTGGTGCAGGCCATATCTTTGCTACAGGAGTTATCTGTCTGTCTATGAAAAACTGAGTAGGACGCGCCTGTGTGCTTTTGTCAGGAATGTTCAGATATTCATC